AAGTCAATCCCTGCATAAAGGCTAGACGTATTATTAGAGCTTTTAACGCACTCTTTTATATTTCTGAATACTGAGCTTCCATTGTCTAAAAACTCCGCTAGATACTCTTGTTTAAATACATGGTCTGGTAAGTTCCTTTCTGCTTCTCTTATTTCTTCGGGATCAATAAATGGGTTGTCGTAGCTGCTACCTCTAAAACTAATATAGTTGCTATTATGCTCTGCTAGATTAAATAAATTATAAAATTGATTCTTACCTTTTGGAGTTGATAAGATTAAAACTTTTTTACCTCGCACTAATACAGTAGCTTTTAGTACTTCATTCCATGCTTCTGGTTTAAAGAAAGCGAACTCATCGCAAATTAAAGCGTCAAAGGTTTCTCCTCTTATACTATCGTAGGCATCTGCTGAGTAAAACTGTATAGAGCTTTTTGTGTCAAACTCTACTATTAAATCTCCCTTATTAATACTGGTTACAAATGGACTACCCTGCAAAGCCTTTTCCATGTCTTTAAATACTTTCTTAGCTTGCTTATAGATAGGAGATACCCAGCCTATTTGCCATGAAGCATTCTCTAACGCCCATTTAATACATTGGTTTTCTCCTAGTGTAGATTTACCAAACTGCCTGCCTATTGAAACAATACAGTATTTAATATCTGTTTCTAGTGCCTTATGTATTTCTAGCTGTTTAGCGTGTGGATTGTATAGCTTAGTGTGTCCGATAGCTTATGTATTCCAAGAGGTTGTATGTGTTTTAATTGTATGCTTATGCTCTACTACTTCGGGTTCATTCAATCCCATCATTTTAGATATTGCTTCTAAGGCTCTTATCTTATCGGTGTTCTTAGTTTGGTTCATGATTCGATAGAACGCTTGCTTGTCCTCCTTAGTTAGCGTATTGTCTGCTCCTAGTTGAAAGGTATAGTCTGCATCGCTTATAATTTGTAAATAGCCTTGTAGTATAAAAGCTCTGTCTATTCCATGAGTTTCTGATAGCTCTCCCTTTAGTTTATTGATAGTTAACCTTATGTTATCCTTACTTGCTATCTGTGATGCCTTTACTTTTATCCATTCAGCATCTTTATTCTTTGGGTTATAAGCCTGCCTATACGCTTCTGTTTGGTTACCTAGTGTAACACATAGCTCTGCAAATTTTTGTTCTTTTGGGGTTAGTTCCTTATCCATAGAAAGCAGTCTTATCTAGTTTAAACTTTCCTACTCCGTTCTCGTTAAAAGAACAGATAATATACTTTTTAGTCTCATGACTTATGTATATCTTTTTATTATTGTATGTGTATTCTTTGCTCCAGTCCATTTCTTTATAATCTTTTACCATTCTGCTCTATTCTATTTCTGTTTAACATCTGTTCGTTTATCTCGCAATTTTGCACTACCTGAAATATAAAATTCTTAGGTAGATACTTCCACCTCTGAATTAAAGAGGCGTACTGTAGAGCTTTATAGTGTTTTCGTTTAATCTTCATATAAATTTATAAAATATACTTCGCCTTCATTTTCTATTGTTGCATTAGCTGCCCATATCGTAATATAACCGTTCATGTATTCAGTAACCATGTAGAGCTGTCCGTCCTCATGCACTTCTAGGCAATAGCTATATACGTTCTGCTCCTCCATACTCCTCCACTAGCTTATTATACCCTGCTATCATTCTCTCGTAATACTTTTGTCTGCATATTCCACAGCCTAAATTCACTCTAACATTCTTTTGAGTTTCTATGTACTTAACAAATAAAGTAGCTATTGCTTCATTTACTTCTTTTAGTGGAGAAATAGCTTTTACTTTTTTGTAGGCTTTCAAGTGCGGTATATAAGGCTCTAGCTCCTTAAATAATGGATGCTTTTGTTTTATCCCTTTAAATGGTTCTAGGTGCTTTCCATGTGCTTCGTCTGGCATAGCATCTAACCACTCTAAAAGGAGTTCTCTAGGCATACCTTTAGTATTTACTCCTAATTTACTTGCATAGCTTCTTAAAGCTCCCCATTTTAACTCTCTGTAATTCATTATCTTTTTATTACTCTGTCAATATTATTTTTAAACCATTCTATAAGGTCATTTCCATCTCTAAAAGCAAAGTATAAAAATATAACTATATAAGTAATGTCCATAAAAGCAATAGAGAAAATTAAGCCTAACCAAAAAGAAAGACAGTATGCACAGTTTAAAGGCTTAAAGTCTAAAGTGTAAAGTATCTTACTTATCGGTTGGTAAACATATTTAAACCCTTCCTTAGTTGTAAAGGTTTGTTTAAAAAGGCTAGTCCACCCTAGTATAGCCAGTATTGATATTATAATTATGCTCATTTGTTATTCTTTCTTAGTTTTTCTTTAATAAAGTCTAATCTTTCTTTTGCTGTGGTTCTATGTATTCCTGTATGCTGACTAAATAAACTTATAGAGAAATTTCTTTTAACCATTTCCTCTACCCAAATACGCTCCATTTCATCCAGTTGTTTCACTTGCTCCAAATACTCCTTATACACGTTGTTACTAATATAAGGAATATCTTTCAATTTTAAGTAGTCAAGCTCTGTAGATTCTTGTAATACATTGTCAAAATGCAAGCGGTTAAACTCGCTCCCTGATAAATGAAACATCTTATAAGCAACTACAAATATAAACCCATCTATCTTATTCAAGTTGCTAGGCAGCTCATTCGTTAAAAAATATATGTTAACCTCCTGCGCTAAGTCTTTCCAAATGTCAGAATGTTTGCAGATATTCTTACAAGCTGTTTCTATTACTTGCCTCTTTTCTTTTATAAAACCTTCATTCACTTTTACAAATATAATACTTTTTTTTAATCAACTATAACTATGTTTTTACGTAAATCATTCATAGATGTTTCAACTAATAGAGATAGTTCTTCTAGCTCATCTTCTGTAAAATTAGCCTCAAATTTATTTAGTATGCTTGTGCCTTGTCTTATCCAGTTATTAAATAGTTGTTTAGCTCTTTGCTTTTCTACTCCTATTAACATACTTTTCTGCTCTATAGTTGCTTTAAATAGTCCGATTAATATAAGCCATTCTACTGCGTTTTTATCTTCTAGTTTGTTTTTCATGTCTTTTTATTAAAATATCTTCTAATTAAATAACCCCTTAATACACTAGCAATAAAAAAAACAAAAGTAATTATTACATTTTGCGATATAGTTACTGGGATGTTTAACAAAGGGTATATTATTATTTGAATAATAAAAGAGGTAACTAACCCTATTACGGTATTAGCTACGCTCTCTATTATGCTATGCTTCTTAGATTGCATTAAAACAATGTTAATTTACTGTTTTCCTGAACAGCTGACTTATGGTTTTTTAAGTTAAGATTAAAATAGCTTTCTTTTAATTCGATAGATATTGACTTTCTATTATGTTTAATAGCGCAGAAACCTTCTGAACCAATACCGCCAAATGGACTTAGTATTGTTTCTCCTTCATTTGAGTAAAGGTGCATTATTCTTTCAATAGTATCTAATTGTAAAGGGCATATATGTTTTTCATCATTACCATCTCTACCGCTTCTATATTGTAAAGTTCTTTTATAATCTACATCCATCCAAACAGGAGATGCGTATTTTTGCCAAAGGTCAACTGGTAAATAGTCTGCCCTTGTTTCATCTTCTGCTTGATGTGTAATAGGTGTTTTGTTTTCTCCTGCATTTCTAAAGAATAGGATGTAGTCGGGTATTCCAACTCTTGACATTACGCTATCCTTTTTAATTGTTTTATGCAGTAGTCCTAGAGCTTTAGTTCTTTGCATCTCCGTTACTGGATTCTTCCATATTGTAGTTTTAGCGTGGTATATAAATCCCTGTTTTGTAAACCAATCAATTAACATACCGCTAAAATCTCTCAACCCTATAAAACCTTCTTTACCTTTTTGAATTGGTAAGTCCATACAATGCACAGCGCAAATCCTACCATCCTTTAAAGTTCTTTTTAATTCAGGTATTAAGTATTGAAAGTGTTTTTCAAATTCTTCATAGTTAGATACATTTCCCATATCCTCTGACTTATCAGAATATACATACAGCTCTGCAAATGGAGGAGAAAACAAAACTAAATCTGCGCAGTTATCAGGTAGCTTTGCTGTTTCTTGTACGCAATCTCCATTTATTAAATGGTAATCTTCTGTTTTAATCTCTTTACTTTCCACTATTGCACCGTTACTACTTTTGTAATCTGTTTCTGCTGAGTACTTAGCCATTTCTCTTATCATTTCTTTGTGTTTTTTTTCTTTGTCTAGTATTGTTTTTCTTACATTTTTTTGTGATTCAGGTACTAATATATGAACTGTTACTTTCCTTTTTTGCCCGAATCGATAACATCTCCTTACAGCTTGATAGAATGCTTCAAATTTAAAATCATATGACGTAAATATCATATTGTTACATTGTTGATAGTTCATCCCAAATGAAGCGATAGATGTTTTAGTAATTAGATTAGTAAACTCTTTATCT